GGTGCGGCCAAGCCCCCGGTTGCGGGAGGGAGAAAATACAGAGATTTCATGCTGAAAAAACTTTTTTTCGAAAAAACCGCAGTTTTGTTGCTGCAAGGGATGCAAATTTTCCCCGGGCGGGGATGGACGGGTGAAAGAGGTGACGGCGTGTGAACGAGCGCATTTCAAGAGAGGAGATTCTGCAGCGGCTCTATGACCTGGCCTTCGGCGACGGCGGCAGCGACGCGGCGAAGCTTGCCCTGGGTGCAGCGGACAGCAAAACGCTGGACGGACTGGACCTGCGGCTGCTGACCGGGGTGCATACCACCGGCAGCGGCGGCGTGGAGGTGAAGCTCATCGACCGATGCAGGCTCATTGAGCTGCTGCTGCATGCCACGGAGCCCAAAACCGACCCGGCGGACGCCGCGGCGGGGCTGATCGCGGCGCTGGAGCGCAGCGCATCGCGACTGGGAGAGGGTACGGGAGGCGACGGACTTGATCCGTGAGTTTTCCGCCGACCAACTCGCCGCCCTTTGCTGGTGGTGTCCCGGCTCGCCCCACCGGGGGCGGGACGCCGTGATCTGCGACGGCGCGGTGCGCAGCGGCAAAACGCTCTGCATGGGGTTGGGTTTTTTCCTCTGGGCCATGACCGAGTTCGACGGCGCGGCCTTTGCCCTGTGCGGCAAGACCGCCGTGTCCCTCCGGCGCAACCTGCTCTCAGATGTGCTGCCCCTGCTGCGGGCGCTGGATTTCACCGTACGGGATGTGCCCAGCGCCAACCGGCTGGAGGTCTGCTGCGGCGGACACACCAACCGCTTTTACCTCTTCGGCGGCCGGGATGAGGGCAGCGCCGCCCTCATTCAGGGCGCAACCTTTGCCGGGGTACTGCTGGACGAGACGGCGCTGATGCCCCGCTCCTTTGTGGAACAGGCCATCGCCCGCTGCTCCCTCCCCGGCAGCCGGCTATGGTTCAACTGCAATCCGGAGGGGCCCCGGCACTGGTTTTACCGGGAGTGGATCTGCCGTGCCGACGAGCGCAACGCCCTCTACCTGCGCTTTCGCATGGAGGACAACCCGGGGCTCGCCCCCGCGGTGGTCCGGCGCTATCAGCGGATGTTCTCCGGCAGCTTTTACCGGCGTTTTATCCTGGGCGAGTGGGCGGCTGCGGAGGGCCTGGTCTACGACTTTTTCGATGAGACCATGGTGCAGTCCGTCCCCGCCGGGGACATGGAGGCGTGGGCGGTGAGCTGCGATTACGGCACGGCGAACCCGGCCAGCTTCGGCCTCTGGGGCCGGCAGGGGGACACCTGGTACCGGGTGGCGGAGTACTACTTCGATTCCCGCCGGGCCGGAGAGCAGAAAACCGACGGGGAGTACGCCGCGGCGCTGCGGGAGCTGGTGGGCGGCAGGGCGCTGCAGTGCGTGGTGGTGGACCCCTCCGCCGCCAGCTTCATCGAGGTGCTGCGGCGGGAGGGCTACCCGGTGGTGAAGGCCGACAACAATGTGCTCTCCGGCATCCGCCGCACCGCCGAGGCACTGAAGACCGGGCGCATCGTCATCTGCGCACCCTGCGAGGATGCCATCCGGGAGTTCGGCCTTTACTGCTGGAAGCAGAGCGCCGGCGAGGGGGACGCCCCCCGCAAGGAGCACGACCACGCCATGGACGATATCCGCTACTTCGTGACCACCGTACTGGCCCCGGAGCAGGGAGAGGGGGAGAACGGCAGTTTTGCCGCCGTCGCCGTGGAACGAGGAACCTTTTTTTCAGGAGGAAGTTACGAGGAAGTATGAGGAAAAGTAAGAACGCGGCCGCCCCGGCCGCAGCCGCCCAGCTCCGGCGCGGCGGGCAGCACCCCTTCGGGCTGTTGGAGCAGTACAGCCCCATGGCCGGCGGCGACAACGCCGTTTACCGGGAGATCCGACAGGCGCTGCCCATTGTGGATGCCGCCGTGGGCAAGCTGGTGCGCCTTAGCAGCGGCTTTCGTGTGACCTGCCCCGATGCCGCCGCGGAGCGGGCATTGAACCGCTTCATCCGCACCGTGCCCACCGGCAGGGGCCAGTACGGACTTCAGTCCTTTCTGGACTGCTACTTAAACAGCATGCTGACCTACGGCATGGCCGTGGGCGAGATCATCCCCCGGGGCACCCGGGCGGTGGCGGCGGTGGTGTGCGGCAATGTGGAGAATGTGTGCATCCGGGAGGGCGTGAGCCCCATGGATTTCACCGTTTGTGCCCTTGACGGCGGTGCGATCACACCGCTGCCCCGGCAGAATCTGCTGCTGTTTACGCCCTTTGCTCCGGACACGGAGCATCCCTACGGCGTTTCGCTGCTGTATTCCATGCCGTTTCTGGCCAAGACGCTGCTGAAAATCTATGACTGCATCGGCACCAACTTTGAACGCTGCGGCAATCTGCACTACGCCGTGACCTACCGCCCCGGCACTGACCCGCTGGACCGCACCAACGCCGCGGAGCGGGTGCAGCGCATCGCCGAGGAGTGGTCCCGGGCCATGCAGAGCACCAAAAACGGCGCGGTCCGGGATTTCGTGGCCATGGGCGACGTGGACATCCGCACCATCGGCGCGGACTGCGCCATGCCCGATACCGCTACCCCGGTGCGGGAGATTCTGGAGCAGCTGGTCAGCAAGACCGGCGTGCCCCCCTTCCTGCTGGGGCTGAGCTGGAGCAGCACCGAGCGCATGAGTGCCCAGCAGGCGGACATCCTCACCAGCGAGATCACGGCCCTGCGCCGCTCTCTGGAGGGCGTGCTGCGCCGGATCTGCGACCTGCAGATGGCCATGTGGGGCTGCAGCGCGGACTATGAGATCGTCTGGGACGACATCAATCTGCAGGATCAGGTGGAGGAGGCCAAGGCCCGCTGGTACGACGCCCAGACCCTCGCCCTGACAAGCAAAACGGAGGAAAACGTATGAATATTTTCGAGGCAGGCACCGCCGGGGGCGGCGGTGTACCCGCTGCGGCGGATCTGGAGCTGATCCGAGGCTTCGCCCGCGGGGAGCTCGAAGCGGAGGGGCTCTATGTGTTCCCGGTGATGCTCTGCGACAACGAGGTGGACCGGGACGAGGAGTGCTTCGACGCCGAGACCGTCGCCGCGCTGGCGGAGAAGTTCGTGGGCAAGACCGGCATCAGCGACCATGACTGGCGCAGCGAAAACCAGGTGGCCCGCATTTTCCGCACGGAGCTCGTCTCCGTCCCGGGGCGTAAAACCGCAGCCGGTGAGGACTATGTGGGGCTGAAGGCCTGGGCCTATATGCTCCGCACGGAGGGCAACGCCGACCTGATCGCCGACATCGAGGGCGGCATCAAAAAGGAAGTCAGCGTGGGCTGCGCCGTCAGCGAGCGCCGCTGCAGCATCTGCGGCAAGCCGGCGGGCGAGTGCGTCCACATTCCCGGCGAGACTTACGGCGGCAAGCACTGCTGCACCGTTTTGCACGGTGCGGCGGACGCCTATGAGTGGAGCTTCGTGGCCGTCCCCGCCCAGCGCGCCGCCGGCGTCACCAAGGCTGCCGCCCCGGGCGACGGGGAGCTGGATACCCTGAAGGCTCAGGCAGCGCTGGGCAGAGCCTATCTGGAGGAGCTGCGCTCCGATGTGAAGCGTCTGGGCCTGCTGTGCGATAAAGCACTGTATGCCGGCATCGCCCCCGGTCTCGCCGCCATGGACGCCGAGGCGCTGAAGGCCCTGCGCGCCACGCTGCAAAACCGTGCAGCGGAGCTTCTGCCCCTGCAGTCGCAGCTTCCTGCTGCGGAACAGACCGTCCGCTTTGACGGCACGGCCTATCTTGTTTAATGAAAAGGAGTTTCAAACAATGAACGTTTCTTTCAACGGCATCGGTGAACGTCTTGTCACCTTTCTCGGCAGCAGTGTGACCCGCGGCCATGTGGTCAAGGTCTCCGGCGCCGGCACGGTTTCTTCGTGCGCCGAGGGCAACGCCTTTGACGGCGTTGCCATGTTCTCCGAGGGTGGCTGCGTGGCGGTCCGCATGGGCGGCTTCGTCACCGTCAGCTATTCCGGCACCGCCCCGTCTTACGGCCGCAACATTCTCGTGGCCAACGGCACCGGCGGCGTCAAGACCGCCGAGAGCGGCGATACCTATGTGGTCGTGGAGAAGAACACCACGGCCAAGACCGTTACCATCATTCTTTGATTGCAGGGGAGGACACGACTGTGACTGATCAATTCACCAAAATCCGTCTGGACAAGGGCATGTATGCCGAAACCGGCAAGAGCTTTACCCAGGTGCTGGAGTCCCTGGACCCCAGCGAGGCCTACAAGGGCACCGCGTATGAGGGCCTGGACGCCTTTCAGCGCCAGCTGAAGCGCTTTGACATCCGCGCCCGCGGCGTGGGCAGCGACTGCGTGGAGAAATTCTTCTCCACCGCCGATTCCGCCGTGCTGTTTCCCGAGTATGTCTCCCGCAGCGTCAAGGCCGGTATGGAGGAGGGCGACATTCTCTCCGCCATCACCGCCACCGTCACCAAGATCGACGGCATGGACTACCGCTCCATCTATTCTGTCCCCACCACCGAGGAAAAGAGCCTGAAGCGCGTCTCCGAGGGCGCCTCCATCCCCACCACCGAGGTGCGTGCCAGCGACCATCTGGTGACCCTGCATAAGCGCGGCAGAATGCTGGTGGCATCCTATGAGGCAATCCGTTTCCAGCGTCTGGATCTGTTTTCCGTCATGCTGCGCCAGATCGGCAGCCAGATCATGCGTATGCATCTGGAGGATGCCATTGACGTCATCACCAATGGCGACGGCAACTCCAACGCCGCCACGGCTTACACCGTGGGCGACGCCACCATCGGCGGTACCGCCGATACCCTGACCTACAGCGAGCTGGTGGCTTTCTGGAACACCTTCGACCCCTACACCATGAATACCATGCTGGTGGCACCGGACGTGATGCTCCGGATCCTGGGCTGCGCCGAGTTCCAGAATCCCCTGACCGGGCTGAACTTCCAGGGCACCGGCGAGCTGAGCAATCCTCTGGGTGCCAAGCTGATCCGCACCGGCGCACTGACTGCCGGCACCATGATCGGCCTCGACCGCAATTACGCGCTGGAGATGATTACCGCCGGCGACGTGGCTGTGGAGTACGACCGCCTCATCGACCGCCAGATCGAGCGCGCCGCCATCACCAGCATCTCCGGCTTCGCCAAGCTCTATACCGACGCCTCCGCCACGCTGGCGCTGAGCTGATCGGCCATGCAGACGACCGTTGACAGCGGAGCAAGGGAGGTAACAAACCAATGAGCGATACCGCAACAACTGAAAACCCCATCCTGACCGTTGCCCGGTCTCTGGCAGGGGAGAGCGCCGACGAAACGGTGCTCTCCGCCATGTGCACCGCAGCGGCGGACGCGCTGGAAGCGCGCCTTCGTGCCGGGGAGACCCCGGAGGCGCTGGGCGCAGCCTTTCAGACCGCAGCCGGCATCCTGGCCGTCAGTATGTACTGCGCGGTGGGGCTGCCCGTGGGCATCCGCAGCTTTTCTGCGGGCAAGGTCTCCGTCTCCTACGGCGGGGAGGCCCCCACGCCGGAGCGTCTGCGCGCCGCGGCGGAGGAGCTGCTTGCTGCCCATCTGCAGGATCGGGGCTTTGATTTTACGGGGGTGTCGGGATGAACAGTATGTTTGACAGCCGGTTTGCCCGCACGCTGACGCTGACGGATGACACCGGCAGCAGCTCCGTGCGCGGCTTTCTGGAGCCCGTGGACGCCACGAATCCGGAAACTCCAGTCCCAACCCCTGCCGGCAGAGCGGACGAGCGCCGTTATCTGGTCATTTTGCCGCTGCTGACACTCACCGGGGGCGTCTCCGTCGCCGACGGGGACACGGTCTACCGGCTGCTGCGCCGGGAGACCATCGCCGGCGACCACATCGAGGCCGTGGCAGTGCGGGAGGAGGCGGTGAGCGCATGATGTCAGGACTCATCTCCGCCGTGGTCACCGCCCTCACCGCCGCAGACATCTCCGCCCGCAGCGCCTTTGCCGCAAGTCCCATTGATCGCAGCGAGAGCGGCGTTTGCGTGGGCATCGGCAGCGCCGAGCAGACCGAGGGCGGTCTCGCCCGTTACCTGGGTGTCCGCACCGATGCGCAAAACGGCGAGACGGAGGTCTACGGCCTGCGCTGTACCGTTGCGCTGGGGCTGGACGTCTATGCCCCCATGGGCGCCGAGGACGCGCCGGGGGCCTGTCTCGACCTCTTTGACGCGGCGGCGGAGGTCATCGCGGATATGCCGGGACTGCGGGTGCTGTCCCTTTCCTGCGGCACCCCTGCCCCGGACGAGCGCAGCGGGATGTTTCGCCTCTCCGGGGCCGTCCGGTGCAGCGCACTGCTGCTGCGCACGGAAAGCGGCGCCGCCGAGAGCACATTTACTGATTTCGTCTTGAAGGGAGAACTGCAACAATGAGCATTCACGAAAGACCCGGTGTTTACACCGACTACACGGTGGCCGGCAGTCTTTACGGCGCCCCCGCCGGCGCCGCCGTGGGTCTGGCCGCTTCCGCCACCGCCGGTACGGCCGGCACGGTGACCGCCATCACCGAGTACGGCGCAGCCCTGTCCGCCTTCACCGGCGGCAATCTGCCCGCGCTGGTGAAGGTCCTTTTGGAAAACGGCGCCCCGGTGGTCTACTGCTGCCCGGTGGTCGGCGGGGACTATGACACCGCCTTTGCCGCGCTGATGGCCAAGCCGCTCATCCGCTACATGGTCTGCGACAGCCGCAGCGCCACCGTCCACGGCAAGCTGAAGACCGCCATTGCCGGCGCCGACGAGTCCGGCAAGTACCGCATCGGCATCGCCGAGAGCGCCGACACCGCCCGCGCCGACCTGATTGCCGCCGCCACGGCCCTCAACAGCGAGCGCATGGTACTGGTGTCCCACCACGGGACCTCCGGCACAGCAGGAAGCGTCGCCGCCGCCGTCTGCGGCGTCATGGCCGCGGAGACCGATCCCGCCGTCCCCCTGAACGGGGCGGCTTTGCAGGGCATCGGCGACATCGGGGCCAACTTCTCCGACGCCGACCTGACCTTGCTGGTGCGCGGCGGCGTGCTGCCGGTGGAAACCGTGGGCAGCACCGTCAGCATCATCCGCGGCATCACCACCCGTACCACCACCGCCGGCGTGGCCGACGCCACCTGGCGCGAGGTCAACACCGTCCGCATCCTGGACACGGTTCTGCCCGGCATCCGCGATGCGCTGAAAACAGACTTCGCCAGAGCGAAGAATACGGAACAGACCAGGGGCGCCATCCGCACCCGCGTGGTCATTGAACTGGAGAACTATCTGAAGCAGGAGATCATCACCGGTTACAGCGCGGTCCGCGCCGCGGCCTCCGCCGCCGACGCCGGGGTCTGCGAGGTCAGCTTCAGCTTCACCGTGGCCTGCGGGCTCAACGTCATTGAGCTCAGCGCCCACATCACGGTCTGAGGGGAGGAAAAACGAGTATGAGTACGGCAATTCCCATGAGCAGCGACATCTATCTGGAGGTGGGCGGCCGCAAGGTGGCCGTGGTGCAGAGCTATCAGGCCACGGCAAAAAAGCAGGACCGCTCCGTGGAGGCCTTCGGCGAGCGCGAGCCGGTGGCCACCATCGCCGGCCAGCCCGGCTATACCCTGGAGCTGACCCGGCTTTACGCCACGGACAGCGCCATTTCCGACGGCATCAACTTCCACGATCTCACCGACTTTTCCCTGGTCATCGTCAAGCCGGACAGGCGCATCGTCTATACCGGCTGCAACTGGCGCAGCATTGACGAAAACGGCGCCGTGGGCGACCTGGTGGCGGAGAAGATCACCCTCATCGCCGCCCATCGTATGGAGACCGGCGTATGAGAGCCGCCGCGGAACTTTTGACCCGCGCGTCCGGCGACAGCTACGGCCGATTGAAGTGGAAGGTGCTGACGGAGCTGGGCATCTGCCCCCTCTCCCTGCCGGGACGGCTGACCTCCCGCCGGGCCATCCTCCGCGCCGCCTGCGGGCTGATATTGTCACAGGAGCGGTATGACAGCACGCTTTGTTTCGACCGGACGGAAAACGATTCGTTTGATCCGGCGCGCTTCGCTGCACTACGGGGACTGGAGGACAGATGATGAGAAAGAAACAAATTCGCATCCGCGGCGCGGCGGAGCTGGAGCGCATCGCCGAGGATCTGCTGGACCGGATGGCCGCCACCACCTTTCAGGAGCAGGACGGCCGGGCCGATGTCGCGCCGGATCCGGTGCAGACCGAGGCGGAGACTGTGGGCCCGGAGCGCACTTGGGCGGATCTGACCGCCACGCCGCGCAGCATCCCCGCCCCCGCCGACCTTTCCGCCGGGCGCTATGTCCCGGCGGCACCGGCGGAGCTGACGGCGCTGCGTACCGCCCGTGAGGTGACCGGACTGTCCCCGGCGAACCCGGCAAACACCGGGTTCGCCGGCAGCGATCGCAGCGGGCTGACGCCTGTCGGCGCATGGACGGCGGAGGACCTCTCCGAGGCCTTTCGCCGGGACGCCCGCCGCTATGACAACGGCTTTGCCGGGGAGGAGTGCCGATGACGCTCTCTCCCATGCGCTTCAAGGACTATGTCTGGCCCCACAACCCGAGAGTCTATGAGATCGACTTTCAGTGGGACGTCCGCGCCCACCGGGTGCCCTTCGGGCTTTACACCCTGCAGAATATGGGCCGGCAGCACCGGGTCCTGCGGGGCGAGGGCGAGTTTGTGGGTGCAGGCGCTTACGCGGAGTTTCAGAAGCTGGCCAAGCTCTTTTATGACGGCACCCCCGGCGTGCTGGTGCATCCTCTGTGGATGACCACCCGGGCGGTGTTCGTGGCCCTTTCCCTACGGCAGGAGCCCACGGAGAACTACGTGGCCTACGCCTTCGAGTTCTGGGAGGACTGCGACGGCTACAACGCCGGTACCCTGACGCCCAGCGCCGCCGTCTCCGCTGTCTCCGCCACCGCTGCCGCCCGGACGTCGGGCGGGGCGCAGTATTATACCGCAGTGCGAGGCGACTGTATGTGGAACATCGCCCGGGACCACGGCCTGACGCTCAGCCAGCTTCTGGCGCTGAATCCCCAGGTGAAAAACCCCAACATTCTCATGGTGGGCGACCGGCTGCGGGTGCAGTGAGAGGGGGCGCAGTACATGGAAGCAACCGTCTATGACGCGCAGGGTGTTTCTTACACCCTGCCCACACTTTTGCGCTTCGAGTTCTCCCACGGCTTCTGCAGCCCCTGCGACAGCTTCGAGCTCACGTTTTTGTACGACAGCACCGGTCTCTCCGCGCTGCAGCGCGCCTGCCGCGTTGCCGCTTATCACGAGGGGACGCAGGTGTTCGCCGGGGTGGTGGACGAGTTTGAGGCCGCGGCGGAGGCTGCCGGCTGCCTCGTCACCCTCCGGGGCCGCGGACTGCAGGCCCTGCTGCTGGACAGCGAGGCCCCGGCGGCCGACTATCTCAGCGCCGACACGGACTTCATCCTCTCCCGCCACGCCCGGGCACTGGGTGTCAACGACATTCAGACAGGCTCTGCCAACGGCAGCGCGGCCCTCAGTGTGGACACCGGGGAGAGCCACTGGAGCGTGGTGCAGCGCTTTTGCGAGTTCTGCCTCGGCCTGCGCCCCCGCTTCACCCCTGCGGGCACGCTGCTGCTGGACGGTATGTCCGGCGGGCGGCAGCTGGTGATCGACGATTCCGTGCCCGTGACGGCCCAGACCTTCGCCCAGGAGCGCTACGGCGTCATCAGCGAGATCACCGTCCGCTCCCGCGCCCGCTACGGCGGCTCGGTCACCGTGAAAAACGAGAGCTTTGCCGCCCTGGGCGGGCAGTGCGCCCGGGTGCTCAGTGTGCCCCGCACCGTGGGCTTTGACGCCATGCGCCACACCGGCGCTTACCGCATCGAAAAAAGCGGCGCGGACTTTCTCCGCTGCCGCATCACCCTGCCGCAGCTCTTTGCGGCTTTTCCGGGGGATCGGGTGACGCTGGCGCACTCACCGCTGGGCATCACCGGAGAATTTTTCGTCAGTGCCTCCCGCAGCTATGCCGACGGCGACAGCGCCGGGACGGTGCTGGAGCTGCGGCAGGACTATCAGCCGACGATCAGGTAAGGAGGACACGATCATGTGGGTATCAAGCTATGTGTCCGGCGCGGCGCGGCAGCCCCGCTCCCGCGCCCGGGTGGGCACCGTTACCGTCACCGGCGCCCGGAGCGCCGTACTGACCGGCGCGGAGCAGCGCGGTCTGGGCGTGGCCCATCCCGGCGGGATGTTCTGGCACCCGGGGCAGGATCAGGCGGTGCTGGTGCTGGAGACCGACGACGGCGAACGCTTCATTTTAGGCGCCGTGGAGGAGGACGATTCCGTCGCCGCCGGGGAGCTTTGTCTGAAAAACGGCACGGGCTGCCTGAAGCTGGGCAGCGACGGAAAGCTGTCCGCCGAGGGGGAGAGCCACCTTTCCGGCGATGTGTTCATCACCGGGCGGCTGTTTCTCAACGGCGTGGAAGTGACCGCTGCCGCCCCTGAGGACGAGGAGGACGCATAAATGGAACTGAAACTGGAAAACGGACAATACATCTTTGACGCCGCCGGCTTTCCCGAGACGGTCAGCGGCACCGAGGCGCTTTTGCAGCGGGCGCGGATGCGCCTTGCCGCGCGGCGCGGCAGCTTTCTGCCCGACCCGGACTACGGCAGCCGGCTCTATCTGCTGGGGCGGCTGAAGCCCTCGGAGCGCACCGCCGCCGCCAAGAGCTACGCGGTGGAGGCGCTGACGCCGGAGACGGCCATCAGCGTCGGCACCGTCACCTATACCGAGACCGGCACGGACACCGCCGCGGTCACCGTGGAGCTGCTGCTCCCCACCGCCTCGGCGGCGGTCAGCATTACGATTTGAGGTGGAAACACGATGAGAACAACGGAAGAAATTTACCAGGCCCTGCTGGCCGACTTCACCGCGGACAGCGGTGCGGCAGCGGCCGAGGGCGGCGACCTTTCCCTGCGGCTGCGTGCCGTGGCAGCGGAGATGTTCTCCCTGGAGGCGCAGGCGGACTTCGTGGCCCGCCAGAGCTTCCCCCAGACCGCCGTGGGCGAGTATTTGAACCGCCATGCCGAAGTGCGCGGTCTGCAGCGTGGCGCTGCCGGCACCGCCACGGGTGCGCTGCGTTTCACCGTCACGGCGGCTGCGGCGCAGGACATCCCCATCCCGGCCGGGACGGAGTGCCTCACCGCGGCGGGCACCGCCTTCCGTACCACGGAGGCGGGAAACATCGCCGCCGGGACGACCTACTGCAGTGTGGCGGCGGAAGCGGCCGCACCGGGCAGCGGCGGCAATGTCGCCGCCGGGACGGTCACTTATTTCCGGCTGGCCCCCACCGGCGTGGCCGCCGTCACCAACCCCGCCCCCTTTTCCGGCGGCACCGACGGGGAGACCGACGAGGCCCTGCGCGAGCGCATTTTGCGCTCTTACCGCCTGCTGCCCAACGGCGCCAACGCGGCTTACTATGAGAGCAAGGTACAGAATGTGGAGGGCGTGGAGGCCGTCACCGTCCTGCCCAAAAACCGGGGCATCGGCACCGTGGACGTGATCTTCTCCGTCCATTCCGGCATCCCCTCCGCGGCGGAAATCACCGCCGTGCAGGCGCTTCTGGACAGCGAGCGGGAGATCTGCGTGGACATCGACGTCCTTGCCCCCACCGCAGCGACGGTCAACGTGACGGCAGCCGTCACCGTGGCGGAGGGGTACACCGCCGCAGCGGTCATCACCGCCGCACAGGCCGCAGTGCAGGGCTACTTCTCCGGCAAGCTGCTGAGCCGGCCGGTGTACCGGGCCCAACTGCTGGCGCTGCTGATGGCGGTGGACGGCGTGCAGAACTGCACACTCACCGCCCCGGCGGCGGATGTGGCGGCAGCGGCCGGCGTCCTGCCCCAGCTGGGCACCCTTGCCATCAGCGAGGCGGTGTGAGATGGATTACGTATCGCACTTGAAGGAGCTATTGCACCCCCTCGGCATCTACGATGTGGATACCGGGGCGGGGGCGGCGGAGCTGACCGCTGTGGGCAACGCCCTCAACGTGGTGTGGTCGGCGCTGGAGACGGCGCAGCAGGAGAGCTCCCCGGTCACGGCGCTCTCCGCCGGACTGACGGCGTGGGAGGCGCTTTTGCCCTTCCATCCCGCCTGGCGCACCACCGCGCAGCGGCAGGCCGCCGTCTGCGCTCTGCTGCGCATCGACAGCGGCAGCTTTACCCCGGCGGCGCTGAACGGTACCCTGGCCGGCTGCGGCATCCGCGCCGTCGCGGAGGAGACGGCGACGGCGATGACCGTGCGGGTGTCCTTCCCGGACGACCGGGGCGTGCCGGAGGGGTTTGAGACACTATCCAGGCATATCGAGGAGATCTTGCCCTGCCATCTGGCGGTGGAGTACTTCTTCCTTTTTGTCACCTGGGTGCAGATGGAAACGCTGTTTGCAACCTGGGCAGACACGGAGGCCGACGGACTGATGTGGAAGGAGATCGAGCGATTGGGAGGCGAGAGTGCATGAACGAGTGGACGGTGGTGACAGTCATCGTGGTGCTCAGCGGCCTCGTCATCTCTTTCGTAAAGCCTCTTATCAGCCTCAACGGCACCCTGACCCGGCTCACCGAGGCGGTGAAGGTGCTGGAGCGGGAGCTGAACAGCATCTCCGGGCGCAACAGCGAGGCCCACGCCCGGCTCTGGAAGAAGGAGCAGGAGCAGGACAGCCTGCTGGCCGACCACGAAAAGCGGCTGACCTGCCTGGAGCGGAAATGAAAAAAGCGGAGTACGTCCCCATGGGGGGTGTACTCCGTTTGTCTATGTTGATAGTCTCCCTTCCGGGAACGGGGATATTCCCCGTGCGGCGGGGCCCATTTCGTTTCCCCTGCGGGGGACGGGGGCTTGCTCCCCCGCGCTCCCTGCGGGAGCTGGGGAGCACATGTACCCCCATTTCTCTTTTTGCGAAAAGAGAAACGGCGGTACCCGTCAAAGAGAAACGTCCAAGGGGGCTCTAATGCCCGCCCCCTTGGAGATCCCCCGCTGCGCAGCGGACTTCCGGTGCGGCTGTGCGCCGGAGCGCAAAGAGAGTGCAGTGTAGGTGCGCTCCGACGCAGATGGGCACCGCAAATCAGATCGGTACCGGGGGATGCAAGGGGGCGTCCGTTTAAGCCCCCTTGCCGGTCTTTGTTCTCCTTTGTTTCTTTCCTCTTATTTTACCGAACAAAATAAGAGGAAAGAAAAGGGGCTCCCCAGCTCCCGCAGGGAGCGCGGGGGAGCAAACTCCCGTCCCCGCAGGTGGGCTTTCTGCAAAAAAGATGCAGACCACAAGGGCCTGCATCTTCCTTATTCCCAGAACTCTTTTCCGCCGCAGCGCTTCACAAGGTAGGGGCGAAACTCCATCATGCCCGTGTAGCTGGGCAGAATGATCACCGGCTCGCCCGCCGATGCGATCTCCCCGGTCAGTGCGGCGTAATCCGGCTGCATGGTGATCTTTTCCGCGCTGACGCCGGCCTGCAAAAGCCGCTCCCGCACCGTCCCGGCGCAGAGGCCGGAGAGCGTCACGCCCTGCAGCGGC